AAATAACACGCAATATAGCGGTTATTTGCCTATTAATGACGAATAACAGCAATATTGCTGTTAGCCATACATTAGGTGATATATTTTTTTTGCTTCGTTCGTGATCTTCTATTTCTGACATTGCAAGCTGTCTTTACCGGGTTCGCCCATTCGTTTGTGAATTTGATCCATAAAGGATCTCTGCTGCCACTTTTATCCCTATACAGCATGGCCATAGGAAAAAATCCTGCATCATAAGTCTGCAATAATCGTTTTTCAGCTTTCTCGATCGTGTCTTTAGGATAACCAATTAGGACGTAAGCCCTGATATTATGATCATGTTCCCGGAATCCAGCTTCAACTAATAATTTTCCGGCATTGATCAGCGGATCAAGATCGTCATTTGTGTCATTGGCGAAAAACATGGTTTTGGGGCGCAGTGAAAAAAGTTTAGAGGCAATTTCACTCGTCAATAACTTTGCTTCTAATCCTCCTGTAAATTCAGCTTTCTGTGGTTGCCGTCTCAGCATTTCAAAAACCCGGTCAACATGATCAGGTGAACAGGACAGAAGGTTATCATCAAGAATGATATTTCCATCGGTAATTGGAAGCTCCCGTATTGATCCCTCCCGTTTAGGTACTGAACAAAACCAACAACGATTATTACAACCACGGCTTGTTATTACAGCTCCATGTTTCAGATACGTGCCTGGGATAAAATTCCCGCCTGGTTCCCCTGTGGCTGGTCCTCCGATCTTAACGGGTGCAACATGTTTCCATTGCAACGCCAACCACTCTGCTTGTTTAAGGTCATAGATAAATGTAACTGAGATATGGATTTCATCAGCATGATCCCAGAGTAAGGGCGGCCCAAACCGGACATAATAATCCACCGGCGAAAGATTTGTTCTTCTTGGAAACACTCTGATTATTCTCATTTTAAAAAAATTTCATCACCTAATGTGCCGCTAACGCCGATTGAAACCGGCTTTAGCGGCCGGGACATTATAGGCAATGATAATTATTGCCCGAAAAACTTTTCATCTCTTTCATATTCTTCTTGATTGATCTTATCAAATTGTTTTTGAAGTTCTTTATCCCCTGAAAGGTTTTTCCCGCAATTCGGGCACCACCACTCAACGCCTGTTCCGTAACATTCTTTACAGGGCACTATATCTCCCATTCCTTCAATTTCAACATCATCAAAGAATACTTCCTTGTAGTCGTCTTCACAGCCAAATTCAGTACAATATCTGTTGTGGAGAGGTGAATGACCACAATAAGGGCATTCTAATTCATAATCTATTTCATAATCTTCGCTCATAACTGCCTATAATGTGCCAGTCAAGCGCAACTTATTGATTGGCGGTTTCTACTTTACTTCTGCCGATAGCTGCGCCTACCGGCTGTGCATTGGCAGCAATTAACACCAACACACGATACCGTAATAATGTGCCAATCCTTTCAGAAAATAATAGCATTGATGCCAATAATCATTTCCATTTAATTTATCTTCAAAGAGCCTTTTATAGCAATAACCAACTTCAAAGTCTATTTCAACTTCATCTATGTTTGATAAAATTCTTTGTTTAAAGTTTTCGACATCAAGATTAACTTTCGCCAACACATTATTGCTTACAATGGCGGGTGAATTGCTATTTTGAATGTCTGTGCTTTTCATAAACTTTCATATTAAAGGAAATATTTGTGTTTTAAATTTACCATTGCGGTAATAATTGTTGAATTATTCGCAATTAATAAGAAATCTAATTATCACTGCTCCAGCCTGAATCGTTTTTTTTTTCATATTCTCAAGGTTGCCATCTTCATATGTGTATTGAAGTGCTGCCTGTATTAATTCTCCTGACTCTTTTGCCACAGCTGCTGCTGCATGAATCTGATCAACTGCCCAACCTGGATGTTTTGCCTCAGCTCTTTCAAGCTCTTGGGTAATTGTTAAAATCGCTTCATTTATTGTCATAACCACAAATAATATTGCCGGTAAGCGAAAGCCACCAGCGTTGTTTTTTGTACGAAGTATTACCGCCCCGACCCATTATATGATATTTTTGATTTTTGTCAATCTTTTACCTTTTTTCAGCAAAAACTTGTTCTCTTCATCGCAATCATAAGTGCTTCTGAAATATTTGCAAATACCAGACCTTCCGTTGCGTGGTTTATAATCACCACAAAACTTTCCACAAGTACCTTCGCTTTTATCTCCGATCTCCCCTACTTCCATGCAATAGAAATAATCCGACCCTTTTTCGATAGTTCCAAGCATAAGGACTATTTCATCCCTGCATTCATCTTCAAGTATCTGCCTCCATGATTTCAGGGCACGGCCTTCACCTTCGTCGTTGTCTTCGAAATAGATTTTTTTGCTCATATTTTAAAAAACATCATATTTTTTAGAAAATATCTGATACAATTTTTCATTGAACTGAATATGATCCAACTTCCTGAGTTCACTCTTTGTGAAATTTTGCTTGATTATCATGGAGACCATGATCCCACATGTTATTACCCCGTCTTTCAACTTATATTCACTGGTCAGCTCAGGTATTTCAAAATAATCTTTTACAGTCTTCATCTTTTTCATTAATAAATTTTTTCCGTCCAATGAATGATTTTTCCATAAAAGTCTTTTTTGAACCATTGCCAGAATTCATGGTCTGATTCAAAACCGTCATTAATTGCAAGTTCTTTTATTTCGATAGAATTCAATATGTGAATATATTCACTCCTTAAGATATTTATTGACCTTGAGGTGGGCATTATTCTGATGCGCTGTATGGATAAACACTGATTAGTTAAAAATTGGTGGGGGTGTTTGCTGACATTTCTTGGGTTATGAAGCCACATATGAATTTTCATTCCCGGCTTCCGTCTTTCGTTTTTATCCTCCCGAATGGTATGTATTTTAATACCAGCCTGAATTTTATACTTGAATTGCTCTTTTGAGTATGTGAGTACCATGATTTCAATTATGTGATATTTTCTGTGTCTTCTTCCTTCATAACAAAAATCTGTATTTTGCCTTTATCGTCGGCTCTCAGTTCAAATTCTTTCGAACAACAATAGCATTTAGCCCAATTTTCATAAAAGTTACTTTCTAAGAAATTTGCACATTTAGGACACCTCCATACTCTGATAAATCCACGATCGAAAGTATAAAATGAGCGAATTTCTTTCAATGGCAGTTCTCCGGAGTTCCTCTTTGCCCTTCGCTTGTATTCGATAATATGATCTACATTGCCGATTTCAGGAGGTTTCCCGAATATTAAATTTCTTTTGTCCATGGATAACATGTTCTTGGCTGGGGAATATCCGATGTTTCTTCGCTGAAATTTCTATCACAAAATGTCAATAACCAATTTTTTCTATTGACGAGCGGCCTTACCTGTATTTCATATAATCTTCCACCAATCCAAATATTTCCTATAACAATACTGATATTGTTTTCCGGGTCTTTAATGTTCCCGGCTTCTTTTCTTATATTACGATAGGCCCTAATAAGGTAAAATATTTCCATTGCCTGGCTAAATGCCTTTCTTATGGTTCTCCATAGTCTGATTTTTTTTGCATTTGTTTTCATTCAAATAATTTTATTTGGTCTTTGGCTTGTTTTTTATAATTCATCCAGATACACTCTTTCCCCTTTTTGCCGGATATGGTACAAAATCCTCCGAGCCTTACCATGGTCCAGTCCGGGTAAAGATCGTTCATCAAATCACATTCATATCCCGATATCATTGCTTTGCCTTTGATCGAATGTAAAAGATCACTCAGATCTCGGTGATCCTGATCGTAGAAATCAAATTTGTAATCATGAAAAGAAACTCTGCTTTCCCTGGGATAAGGAGGATCGCAGTAAAAAAATGTGGTTTTATCATCTAAAATCGGGAGAAGTCTTCGGAAATCCCTATTCTCAATCTGGATATGCTTTAATTTATCAATAACTGGTAGAAGTTTTTCAATGCCATTTAACCATTTCGAAACTACTTCTGAAACGTGAGACCGGGAATTCTTCTTTGTAAGATGCCATCCCTTGTTTTCTCTTTGCGCACCTAATCCGTAAAACGATTGCCTTATCCTGGTATAGTATCTCCGGGCTCTTTCAATATCACTGCATCCATCTGTATTCCATGAATCATTATATTCATCTCTGGAAACTGGTGTTAGATACAATTTTGAAAGTAATTCTTCCGGTTTTTCACGGAGTATTCTGAAAAAATTGATCACTTCGCCGTTAATATCGTTGGCCGTATCGATTGAACTGATAGGCTTATTCAGCGTTACGACCATTGATCCGCAAAAAACATCTACGAAATGATGATGATTTGGGAAATAATCATAAAGCCTTTGCACCATTTGGAATTTTCCTCCGAAATAGTTAAAAGCGATTATTTTTTTAGCGTTGCCGGACATTTATAAAAGTTAAATCTTAATTCCCCTTTCTCCTTTTTAGTATTTCCTCAAGTTTTAAAATGAAATCGGAGGCGTTTATTTTGTTAATACAGTAGTTTTTGAACGGATGATTTTTGATCATAGTTTTTATCGCCTCCGGTACCGGTAAAAAATGATCAATCACGTAATCGATAAGTATTCTGATCGTTTCTCTTGCATGTTCGTCTGCAGGTCTCAGCTTTTGAAGTATCGCTACCTGTTCTTTAGCTTTCATATACTCATTCGATATATCCTGCATTATTCTTGTATTTCCGCCCGGCACATCGGGATGATGCTTTTTTGCAAGGGCTTTCTTACGCGCTTCGAGTTCCTCCAGGGTCGTATTTCTGGCGACTATGAAATATTTAAACATTCCTTTGTTTGATTTTGTTCAATGAATAAGGCTTTGTAGACAATATTTTTTGAATACCTGTCGGCGAGATCCTCAATAAATCTTAGTGAGAATTCAATCCGGTCGGCGCGGGGTCCATAAATGAGTTGATAGACATAAACATCTTTTTGTTTTTCTTGTGCAAGCTCATGTGCGCCCGCTTTGGCTTTTCTGAGCTTTGAATAAAACAGGGTAATGTTTTCCATGATTTCAGTTTTGTTTAATGACTTTTCTTGATTCTCTCAGTTCATTTGCCCGGTAACTGTCCGGATGTATATAGCTTATTTTCTTTGATGCTTTTTCATATTGCTTTACATGCTCCTCGTCAAGCCATAAACATTCATGCCCGTAAACCTTCGATCCGTTATCAAGAAGGATACATGGGGACGGCACATTTGCCAGCTTGAGCGATATGCCGTTTATGGTTACCGATTCATCATCAGGTATTTCCCGACCCATGTATTTGCCATAACCAAAGAGTATAAGTTCTCTGGTTTTTATGTTAAAATCATAAATACACCCAACCCGTTGGCCAATCTTTGTTTTCACTTGAAATCTGATCTTGCTCATATTTTTTCTGAAATAATCTGAACTGCTTAAATAGATTGAATTCTTTATAATCATCCCGGCTCATCGATAACAGATAAAAATTCTGATTTTTGTTGCTTTGATAATTCGATTTCAGTAATCTGATAGAACCGATTATTTTTTCAATTGAAAAAATATCTACATCGTTGAATAATCCCGGACGGGATTTAATCATTTCAAGAAATTTTATTTGTTCTTCAATACTCATTTTCCGAAGTATTTCATGATGATTTGGACCTCGCTCGGATAAAAACCGTGTTTCCGGTTTAGCATAAATCCGACGTTAAGCAATTCTTGCCAGCATTCCCGCCTGTCAACCAGATCTGCCATTAATTTCCTTTTTGAAACACCCAGGTATCGGGCAAGACTATTTCTTGAGATATAGTTTGAATGCACGTTTGTACGAAGTTTTCGGATAAGTTTTTGAATCTTCTCCTTCTCGGAATAATCATTGCAGTCAAAGTAATTTTTTTCAAGTTGGGATATAATTTCAATTTTATCTTCTTTTTCTATATCCATAGCAGATTACTTTTTTATTGATTTCTTTTCTTTTTTTGAATCCTGAAAAAGTTTTCTAACAGTATTTTCTTTTCCCATCGACCGGTGAAAACAGTCCTCGGTTAATTCAAGGTGTGAGGAATAACTTTCATTAAATGCCGTATTACATCTCTCATCGAAATGACGGTCGAACCAGTATAATATATCCATACCTGTTATTGCATATTTCAATGTACCATAATGACCAAACTTAGCCTGGTTAAATACAAACCGAACATCTGCAATCGTTAGCGATCCGTATTTATTTAGAATCATTTTTGCAGTCTCCCTGATACTTTCTTCGTTCATTGTTTTTGGAAGGTCCAGAAATTTATTTATTGATATTATAAACAGTTCGATCATTGCCAGCACGCTGTTTTCGTTTGTTGATTTTACTAATTGAGATAAATGCGGGGTCTTATTTTTGAAAATATCAGAAATAGAATTAATTTTCTCTAAACCAAGTTCACGGTTGAAAATTTCAACATAAACACTTGCAATACGCTCTGGCAGAACTTCACCCCTGAACTTTTTCACTGCTGAGGCGGGTGAAGATATCAGAGAGATAGTCCTGGCTAATACCGGATCCTGCTTTACCAGATCCGTTTTTTGATTTTCCATTGGTTATTTGTTGCAATATTTCGTTAAATTTTTGATTTATGATGCTTAATGACAAATTTTCAAGGACCCATCCATGATTCATTTTTCCCAGAAACACCATAAAATTTTCCGGAAGCGTTTCTTCAGTAGGTTCAATACCATCATTGCGCATGATAAATCCAATCTTTATAAGGATTTCATTTAAAGCTTTACCATCTCTTCCGGAAAAAACATAATTCTTTTTACATTTCTGCTTATAGAATTCAAGAAAATAGTTTTTGCTTTGATAATGGGAAGAAGTTATAAGCTGATCATATTTCGATGCGGAAGATTTTTTTTCTTTTTTTAAAGATTTCGGTTCAACTTTTAATTCAACTTTTCTTTCTTCTTCTTCAGAAAATAAATTTTCGTTACCAGCATTTTCATTTTTTGAAATGCAATCTTCTGTATGTATATTATTACTGTTACCTGTATTATTGTATTCTGTAATCTGTTTATTTATTACAGGAATGATACCGGAATGACCCAGAATCGACCCAGAATGGGACATTAATGTACCCAAATTGTCCTTTTTTGGTACATTAATTTGTGATTCTGCGTCGGAATGACCCAGAAATGTACCAGAATGACCCTTTTCTGTCTCATTCAGGGGTGATTCTGCGTCGGAATGACCCAGAAATGTACCAGAATGACCCTTTTCTGTCTCATTCAGGGGTGATTCTGCGTCGGAATGACCCAGAAATGAATTTTTATATTTTTCCTGTTCAGTTCTTCTTTTTTCATTCAATTTTTGTAAAACCTCTTTAAGATATTCAGATGAATAAAAGCCATTTGAATAAGTAAAGCACTGTATTTTTACAAAAAATTGAAGATATTCACGAAGTTTATTATGATCAGGCAGGTTATTTACATCAATAATTCCGATATCGGCCGCAACTACCTCAAGAGATATATCAGAATCGCTGATTTTGTAAAAAGGCGATTCACAAAGGATCTCCAGAAGCATTGTATATATTGCGTAACCATCGAATTTAAACCGGGATCTGATTGCAAGAAGTTCAGAACG